GTTAGACTAGAAGCCCAACTTTAAATGAAAAGTTAGACTAGAAGCCCAACTTTAAATGAAAAGTTAGACTAGAAGCCCAACTTTAAATGAAAAGTTAGACTAGAAGCCCAACACTAAAGCCCAACTATTAAAAACTTGTAACTGCTGCACCTACCATAAATCCAGCACCTGCCATAATTAGTGCCATAATAAGATAGAAACCTATTTCACCAGTCTTATTTGGCAGTAGAGTTGTTGGTGCTTCTACCGCGCCGAAAAACGTTTTTCTAATCCAAGGAATCAGAACAAAAACTATTAGTATAACTGCGATTAGTACACCAATACCTATACCGAAGTAGGTTTCAAGGTTATCAACAGATACTTTATTTACTTTAGTATAAGTTCGTAAAGCGTTTCGTTCTTTAAAAAGATCGGTAAGGGGTTTACCCATTGTATCAAAATGAACACCAGAATTATCTATTGCACCGTCCATATCAAGGGGAACACACTTGAACTCTCCTAAATTAATTGTTTTACCATCTACACTATTCTGTGATATACGTTGTAGATCTGCTAAAATCTCTGTCTCTGATGCGGGTGTTCCTGTCGGAAATGTAATAGGCATTTGTGTTCCACCTGAATTTGTAGCATATACACCTGTAATTGCGTTTGTAGATTGTGTTTGAAACCCTTCCATCATACTACTCAATACAACAGGTTTAGATTCAACATTTAAAACTACATCATATGGTGGGGTGTATGATGGCCAAGTTTCTACTCTATTATTGAGTTTTGGAACATATATTGATGCTTGCAAACTATTGATGGAATTTCCCAAGACATTCACATCATCAGTTGAACTTGTTGTTTGACAGAAATCTTTTATATTAGATCTTATTTTAGTAACAGCAGTAGTCAACTCTTTTTTAATATCATAAGGACTATCTTTTCTCCAAGTAGCTAGCAAGTTCCAGTAGAGATTTTCAGAAATCTGAACACCATCTCTACTTATATAAGCTAAAGCGGTATCTCCGTGAGGTTCTAAACAAGTTTCATACCAGATAAACTTCTGTAAACCAGCAAAAATAGTTTCAATAGAGTAGTCACCACTCAAATTATTATTTAAAATAGAACCTAAATATAAGTTATCCGCTTTTGTTTCGTCACTAATAATTAGTGGAACCACCACTATAATGAAAGCAACAGGTGCTAAATACTTATTATACTGATCTTTTTCTGACTCGAGGGTTAAGATATAATCTATCTTATTCTGATCTTTATTATCGTTCATTAAAATTGGATGTGTTGCTAAACATATCTGTGTAGAGAGCAAACTATAGTTAAACTTGTTGTAAACAATTTTTAAAGAGCCAAACGATTCATCTAATAGTCCACCGCCAGTGCGCGATTCGTCTTCAAACTTTGGATTTAGTTTATTTGATCCTCGTTTTTGAAAACTCATACTAATTTTAGGATCATTAACGGGAACGTTTGTTGTAGATCCAGATTCAAATCGTAGTGGAAATGAAACATTTCCTTTAGGATTACATTTTCTTTGATTTTCTACGTTAAGATCCATTTTCTCTATATCAAGCCTGGGATATATGTTGGGCCGTTAAAGCGATATACTGTAACTCGCCCTTTCTGGTTTGTCGGAGCAATATCTACTTCATCTCCATCAAAAAGTTCATCACAACCAACATCATCTTGGCAGTTACGTTTCTTATAGTTGATTGGTAGTGGTATAGGATTATTGGTATCCGTTCTTGTATAGTAGTTAAAACGATCCGAACGAGAAGCTACACGACGACCAAATAGTGGAAGAAGTTCTCCAGATGCAGTGTGAACTATCCCCATTGATTGATACGTTTCAGGTAACCCTCTTGTAGCAATTTGCGGAACAGAGTATATCGAACCTTCTAAATCTACACCAGGACTCATCCAATCACGTAACGGTTTGGGGGCACGAGTATATCTACTATCGCCTTTTTCAACAACTACGTTTGTTATGGATGGAGTTGGTTCTTCTTGATTCTTCATCGCTTTCTCCAAATACTTTGCTTGCATCTCAAGCGGTATTTGAGAGTGTGTCTCTTTCTTATAAAAAAATACGTAAAATAGTGTTAGTGATGTTATAATGACACATATAACAGCAATAACATTAGGACTTATACATAAAATACCGGGAGGACATATACTTTTACTACGCCGTGCCATCTCTACTAATTTCAATACTTTCTAATTCAGATGAAACAGGGTTTCGAGTATTAGTGGTACGAACCAGAGCGGTATTCACTGCTTGGGAATCAAAAGGTTCAACCGCAACCATTGCACGCGCGTTCTTCTCTACTGTTCCAACAGAAGGAACCGCGTTTTCAGGAATAGTCATAATTCGAGTATTCTCATTTAGATCTGTTCTATTTTCAAACTGTTCTAAAAATGCAATTGAATCAACTGTTGGCATAATTGATTGATCAACTAGCGCGGATAACCTCTCTACAGGAAGAACTTTAGAGTCGTTTTTTAAACTAATTATACGATCCGAAACTTCTTTCAGATCGACGAACGATTCAGTTGGGGTTTTCATCTTTTTCAGATTCTCAATAACTTCTTCAGGGGATGCGGTCATAAATTTCTCTTTTTTACCAGAAATCAAACCATTAACAAATCGTAAAAACTGCGGCACTATTAAAATAGATACAAAGAGAACTTGTGATTTAGTAAAAAAGTAAAATGCTAAAGCTATCATTAATGATACGAAAAAACTGTTTAAAGATAACGTAAATAAGTTATACACTGTAAGTGCTATTGATAGGAAGTTTAGAACCTGAACCTCTTTGATAGCAAGTTTCATCTACTATTAAGCGCTTGTTAAAAGAGGGATAACGCGATTTGCTATCCAAAACCCCAAACCAGCGACTAGAGATTTTATAACTAAACCGATAGCAGTTAGTTCTCCCGTACCTTTTACTAGTCTAGGAGCGTAGTGAGAGAAGAGGACATTAACAACAGGTAAACTAAAAAGAAAAAATATTAGTGAAACAAGAACAGGTGTTTTTAGTTCATATAAAAATCCTGAATACCAAGATTTTTTAGCAACATAAGGAGGAGGAGATGGGGTGTTATACTGTTGCCAAGGTGCTCCTTGATTTCCATACATTGGTTGATTATTCTGTTTCGCATACATCATTTGAGCAAAATCAGCGTTTGATGGGTGTTCATTACCAATAATATGAGCCGTAGAAGGAAGAACATCCATTGAATGCTGAACCGTTGAGTTAGGATTCGGCGAGTTAATCACAGATGGATGTATCTGATTTGCCGGAGTAGGTTGACGAGATGTAACTTGTGGCATTGGAGGTGGTGAATCGTTCATATCGCTCAAAATCTTTTGCACTAGATCGCCATCGTTTGATTGTGAAGATGTGTCTAAATCGCTTAAAAGTGTTCCACTCATAGTTTTTAATGTTTTTTTTTAAAACTAGTTTAGACCCGCGAATAGTAATCTCTTATTTTACACATTCCACAGGACTGTTTTTAAACTGATAACATTTTGAACCTAACTGATATGTAGATGATGTAATCTCATCTATCTTTGGATTCTTATACTCAATACAGTTAGCATCATTACAAGTAGGACGAAATATTACTACTAGAAAGAGTCCGATAACAAAACTAAAAGCAATATGAAATGGTTTTGATTTTAAAAATTCAAACATTATCTTTTCATCTATTAGAAATTAGAGATGACTTTTCCTAAATTCTATCTTATTTCATTTATTTCAGGAATTGTATTTGGACTATTTCTATTGTATAGTTTTAAAGAACAGAAAGTTACTATTTATGATTATCCCAAACCATTTGATAATAAAATATATAAAGATAATAATAATATGTGTTATCAGTACATAACTAAAGAAGTTAAGTGTAATGAAAACGAAAAAACTTTAAAAGAGTATCCTATTCAAAATTGACACTCTTCTTTTTCATAGAACTAATAATTGCGGCTTTCTTCGTATTTTTTACTTCTTCTTCAGTAATCGTTGATTGTGTAAACTTCTTCTCTTGTTTTTCTGTTTTCATCCCTTGTAAAAACTCACTGCGTAAACTCATTAATACTTCTCCGACTATATTATGTTTCCAGTTCTTGGTATCTAAACGTTTTGGATCATCTGATGTTAATCCGATCCCTCCTAAATAAGGGTTCGCATTAGCAAAAACTAAAATTGCGTCTTTAGTATCTGTTAACATTTTTATTAGATCAGAGTGTTGTTTATAGTATTCTGATAAGATCTCCGTCCAAAGATCTTTAGTATCAGGTAAAACATCTAAAACTTCACGAATATAGTATCGAATAGTTTTTATACTTCTTGTATTTAACACTTTTTTTGCTAGCTCTTCTTTTCCTAACTCCATAAGTCTTGTGGTTTCAAACGCTTGATATGGTGATGAGAACTTTGTTTCATTATACACAAAATCACGAACAAGGAATATAGATAAGAACTCATTGTTCACTTCATTCTCATTAAAAAATCGTGCTACTCTCCCATTTGTTAAGAACACTTCACCTGAAGTTAAACGAACTCCTTTCTGTTCAATTGCATCGATCACTTCTTTGGAGTGAGTATACTTACCGTACAATTTAGCCAAAGGGAAATCTCTGTAAACAACTTGATAGACAAGTTTCTGTTTTTTACTATCTTTTGCTTTATCTTCCATTTGAACATCACGCACTTCTAACCCTTCCACTCTTTTAATTGATCTATAAGGATTTATAGTAAAAGATCTCTGTTTTTCAAGATTGGTTATCTCTGTATGAATATTAAACTCATCTTCGATATTTTCAGCGTTCCTTAAACTCTCTCTCTGTTCATCAATCTTATTTTCGAGCTCAATAATCTTATCAACTCTTTCTTTTTCCAACTCTTCAAGCTCATCTTTAGAGTATCCTCTATAGTATTGCAACTCTATTGTTGAAATAACGTTCTTATCTTTATCAGTAACAACTAAATTTCCATTGTCATCATAACCATAAAACTCTTTTTCAGCATACTTCTTACTAGGTTTTTTTAGAAGTTTTTTAAAAAAGTTTTTCAGTATCTCTTGTTTCTTACTGTCTTCGTCCATACTCTACTTTACTCTAGTTATTATCTGGAACATCTGAACCTAAAAATATGTATTTTGGAATCCCTTTTGACTCATACGCTTCTTTGTCAAGAACGTAGTATCCTGACTTCATTTCGGAAGCACTATTTTTTCGTGAGTTCTTCGTTTTCATTTTTGGAATTTCAACATTGGTATCAGTATCAGCATCAACATCAGTATCCGTTACTTTAGCATCAAGTAAAGAGTATATAAAATAACTTAATGCGTATGATATAAATGCAGAAGAGATACAGTATAACCAAAAAGGGAACCAAGTGTGTTTAGCATCATTTGATAGACCAAACTCTCGCCAGTTTCCGTTATCTTGAAACATTAGTTTGGGTCTAAAATAAAGAACAACGCTAATTCCTATTAAGTATATCAAACAACTTAATAGTAGAACTTTCATACCTATTAATCATCTACCTTATTTTCTTCGGTATTATATGCGCTATCAAGCTTAGAAGCCGTCTCTTGCGGATTTGAGATCCCCATCTGAATCCTTTGATTCCGCTCGAACTCGTACTGTTCTGTATTGAAAGCGTAGATACCTCTGCTCTTACCACGAGCCCAATTTCCTATACCTAAACGTTTTAAAGTCATTTCTAAAGCTTTCTCTTCAGGTGTCATTATATCCAACATGTTAATAAAAAGCATCTTCTCTTGCTCATTTCTTTTAGCTATTGCCAGTCGAATCTCATCTTCCGTAAGTTTGAACGATTCAGCATCATATCGTATAATAAGCTCGGATATAACCTCTTTCACTAGTGAACCGGTATCTTCTTCCGAGTTATCAACGATATACGTATCGGGAAATCCAATATTTGCATCAATCATCTCGTATAAGATACCTGCTACAGCACTTTTTAGTAGATATGATACTCCAAATGAACCACCAGGGAGGGAGATCCCACGAATAGATGATTGAAAAGTATTAAGTAGAGTAGAAAGTTTATCAATTCCGTATAGTATCTTTGATTTTGCAAACCCTTTTATCTTATGATTTAAGTTATCTATATATGATGTATGAACTAGTAAGAAACGATTAATATCAATAATAATCTGACCTTCTAAATCGTACTCTTTAGCAAATGTAGAACCTACTTTGAGTTCTTCTTTATTATATCCTTTCACGATACGTTGTAGGTTAACTAAAATAGAAGTTCTTACGGACTCAATCAGTTGAGATATAGGCTGTTCAAATATAGTTTTTAGTATAGCATTAGCTTTTTCTCCAATCATCTTCTCGTTTTCAGAGATAAACTGTGTATACTTGTTTGATATCTCACCATAAGCTTCGACAAACTGATGTTTCTCTGGACTAGCTTCAAGTTTTGTAAGTTTTTCAAATAAACGGTTTATATTCTCTTTCCATCCATCAAACGGTGGAGGTGTTAGTAAAAATAGGTTGTTATACGTTTCTCTATTTACTCTACTAATATTGACAAACTCAACCGGTTTTGGAATAACAGAGTTTACTAAATGGATAACATTTAACAACTTCTTAAACGTTTCTGGATCTACTTCCACACCTTGATTCTTTAGTATAGTTTCAATTACACCATTATACTCTTGTGTAAGTTCTTGTTGTTTCTTTTCAGATATGATCTCTTTACTATCAAAACTTTTTAGTAGTGATATATCTAGTTCGCAAAATCTACACTTATTACTATATCCAAACTGATGTGATCTTCCTATGTTATCTCCTTTATAACATACTTGAATAAATATCGCATTATACTCATCTTTTGTTATCTCTTTTTCGATTCTAGATTCTTTACGTAAAACAAAACCAAACATACTATGTGTATTAATTGGACCGCGATGTTCTGTTTTAGTTCCTATTTTCTGTAAATCTCTATCTTTCCAAAATCCTAGTGGTTGATAGATTGGATTTACACAACAAGTTCTTTCAGAATAAGGTGTTATTTCTTGTTTCATAGACTCTTTTGCTAAACGATTTGCTTCAAAAATTGTCCCGCGAATCTTTTCAATAGGATTCGCTGCAGTTGGAACAAGAACTTCCTCATCATTTTTATGTAAAAAAGGACGAAATCCGTGAACTAGTTTCTCTTCTAACTCACTTGTCTTATTTTTTCCATACATTTCAGTAATATACGTCTTTTTACGTATAAGTTTATTCATTACATCTGAACTAATAATTACTGATTTAATAACCTTTTCAATAACATTTTCAACTGCTTTCTGACGTTTCTTCGGATCTTTCACTTCTAATAAACCGGTCATCTTCCAAGGAGCACTCTTCTTTTCAATCTTACTAATCACACAAGCCATATACTCAAGCATCCGTCGATCAGTTTCTGAACCCATAGGATAACCACGAAAGTCCGCAGAACATCCTTGCACACTAATCTTGGGTATATAACTTGGAACTTGTGTTTGGATCTCAATAATAGAGTATGATGCTATAATACCAATAATAACTAAATTTATATACGTATCATAAGGCATTGCGGATTTATTCCCCTTATTCTTTTTAATATATGTCTCACGTTCGATCTGATTCCCCATTTCATTATGAACACCTTCAACCAGTTCAATGTAAGCTTTCCCTGATGGGAATATACCTATCATATCAAATATATCTTTTGCTGCTTGATAGTATAAGGTTTTTTGTGGTAGATCAAATGTTATTGCTTCTATGGTATCGGTTGGTGCACCTATTATCTCATTTAACTTCTCTTCTTCAACTTCAGCTTCGTCAATTAAGACACTACGACCCATCATTGGACGACCTTCATCATCATATTCTAAAGAAGTATCAAACTCTAAAGATGAGATTGCTTGACCACAGTTTTTACATATGTACTTTCCTTGGAATACACCACCACTAAATGTAAGTAGTAGTTCTTTATGAAGGGTATCTTTTTCACGGGGATGTAGATACTCTTGTAGTAGTAAGAAGTCGTGATTACATACGAGATGTTTATCGCACTCTACACAGTATATCCAGTTATCTTTTTTATAAGACTGATACTTGGTTAAAAACTTTGATAAGAGTTTCATACGATTACCATCATCTTTCACTTTTCGCACGATATTTAAACTAGCAACGTGTGAACAACCATTCTCAAAAGGAACATAGACTTTATCATCATTCTTAATCTTTAAACGAAACCCTTCTTGAACTCTATCCAAAAACTCTTGATTTACAAACTTTGTTCTATAGTAAGCAACTAGATTTGTGTTGGCTAATTTGCTTAATAGTAAGTCTTGGGCTTTATTATATAAGTATGAAAATATAGCAATATCACAGTCTCGATAAGAGGGTGTGCGACGTTGAACATGAGTAGTAAGTTTTATAAGTATTGCTTCGCTATTTAAGTTGTTCATTAAACTTTCAAATCGTTCATCCGAAACAAGATTTTTCTTCACTATTGCAGGTGATTCAGCTACTTCTTTCTCTTCTTTTTCACGTATATATTTGATATGATTCTTCAAATGTGCTATTGTTGATTCAATCTTCTTCACTAACGCTTTCTGTTGTTCAAATGAGAACTCTTTCTGTTGAAACCCATAGGATGAAAGTTCAACAAGCGCATCTCCTAAACCGTATAGTGATAATGGAACATACTCTAACCAATCACTCACATCAATATTACCAAGTGTGTTTCCGTCTGCTCCAATCGCCAAAATAGAACCAGTTGTAGCGATATCTTGAATCCCAAGATCCAAAATATCTTTAACTAGTTGAATACGATTTAATGAACGACCAATATCATACGCGAGTTTTCCAGAACGAGTTGTACCAAACTCCCTCTCATTCTGCTTGGGAAAGAGTAGATAACTTTGAACTACTGCTTTTTCAGCAGATTCTAAAATAGTGTTAGGTTCTTTGGCCTTCAATCTACCAACACGCTTTTTTAATCCGCGTAGTAGAGAATAGTGGACGTTGCTTAACCAATCAGTTGATAAATTAATAGTATCAGTAGGAATCTTTGAAAATCCTTCTATTAGAGCGGTTTCCATATCAGGAATAGGGGCTCGGAAAAACTCTTTGTCTCTTGTGAACTCACTCTCACTTATCTTACTCTTTTCAGACCACGATCTAAAATTATTTTGAAAAAACTTATTGTAGTTATTATACCAGTTAGGAATCTGGTTTATAGAATCAACGTTTCCAGCAACATCAGAAACTAATAGTTTATTTTCCAACATAATTTCATCAATTAAGTATCGAATATCGATATTTTCAGTTGAATTTTCAGTTTTAGATGTATTTTCAAGGGACTCATCCAGATAGATAGTTCGTTTTACATCGGCTACAGGAATACTAAAAGTAACAAGATCTGATTTTGCTAAATCTAATACTGTATCGTATGTTGTAGATTTCACACCTACTGGTTCACCATCGTTTCCATATTTAACAATCTGATTACGTAGTAGTAAACATACTTCTACTAAACGTCGAATCGCTTTTAACTTGCTATCGTTCTTCTGCGATTCTGATGGAAGTAAGCGAATAAACTCTTGAATCATATCACTACGTTGAACTGTATCGGGATAGTTCCGTTGTGCGCTAGGAATCTCTTCAATCCCTGCTTTATCAACAATAACATCTTCTTCAAAAAACTCTAACTCATCAGTAGGTCCAGACTCTTCTGCTAGGTTTTCAACATCTTCTACAGTATCTTCTTCTTTCACTTCTTGCGGAACTTCTCTTCCACGTAACACATCAAAAGGGAGATCTAAAGGAATTCCTTGAAAACTAAAATCAACTTTAAACTGTTCATCTTTGCTATCCACAAGAATAATAGAATCTTCTTTCTCATTTACAAGATTCAGAATATACTTATTAACTAAATTGCCATCTTTGAACGCTTCAACTAGTTGATTTGCACGAAAGTTCTGTAAGTTTACAAAAGATGGAGGTGTGAGAGTTGCTTTTATGTAGTTAATATCACCATCTTCTATATCCAAAGACGGGTCAAAATCACCATCTATAATTGGTATATCTATAAGTCTATTCGACACTCCCATTGGCATTATACGAACTAGTTCATCATTTACGAAGTACACTTTGCCACGTGTTCCTGTGAGGGTTCCTCCTAAAACTATAAGTGTATCTCCCAACTGTAGAATATCTTCATTATCTTTGGATTCTTCCATCCCTCTATGAGTATTGAAGGTAAAAAGAATTATATTTATAGCGTATCCGTAGGTCTAAAGCTGTATTACAATACTTTTTTAGAATGGCATCCAAATACGTTATTGGCATTGATCTCGCTACTTGTATGTCTATGGTGGCGGTTTGGAAAGATGGTAAAGTGGAGATTATCGCATCCGAATCAGGTAATCGCACCGTTCCTTCTTATGTCTCATTCACTGATGATGAACGTATTATTGGAGATGCGGGAAAGTCAATGAGTGCAACTAACCCAAAAAACACCGTATTTGATGCGAAGCGTCTTATTGGTCGCACATACGATGATCCTGAAGTTCAGAAGATGACAAAATTATGGCCTTTCAAGGTTAGTGATGATGGGAACAATCGCCCCAAGATTGAAGTTACTTTTAAAGGTGAAACAACACAGTACTATCCTGAAGAGATCTCTGCGATGGTACTTCAGAAACTGAAGGCGATGTCTGAATCGTATCTTGGTGTTGAAATTAAAGATGCCGTAATTACTGTTCCAGCATACTTTAATGATAATCAGCGTCAAGCGACAAAAGATGCGGGTCGTATTGCTGGACTGAATGTTCTTCGTCTATTAGCAGAGCCTACCTCTGCTTGTATTGCTTATGGTCTAAATAATAAGACTGATAAAGAGCGTAAAGTTGTCATCTTTGACCTTGGTGGTAAACTCATTTCAGCTTGTGCGTAAAGCTAAATCTGCTTCCAAGTAAAAAAACTGTGTGAACTGCTGGAAACTCCTTATAGCCTTTAATACCACAACATGGGATCCTTTGGGATTCGAGTGTGAAGGTTTGAAAAATTAAAGGATTGGACAATCAGCAGCCAAGCCCGAAAGGGAAGGTTCAACGACTAGGCATAAAGCCCACGAGTGCACAGGCAATGATATCAAAAATTTCTCCTCAAAAAATACCTAAAAATAAAATGTGATACCTATGATAGGGGGAGAAATGGAAGCAAAATATATCCAAAGCATACAATCAATTCGCGATAAAAAAACAGATACAATTATAAAATGGGATAAATTATCAATTGAAAAAATTATAACAAAATATTCTAACACAAATATTCCAATTTATAAGTTAATAGTTGATAATAAAATTATCCCACGAAATAATTCTTATCTGATAAAATATAAGTGCTTAACTTGCAGCATTTATCAAGAAATTACACTAAATCTATTTGTTAAAAAAATCAATAAAGATATAATTCGTTGTCATGCTTGTGTAAATAAGGAAGAGAATAAAAGAGAATTACAATCAAACTTTATGAAAGAAAATGCAACAAATATAATTTCAGGTGAATACGAAAAAAAAGAGATTGTTAAAGTAAAAAATAGTTCTTTAGAAAAACATCTAATAAGTTCTCAAAATGAATGGGAAAACGAAGATGATGATTTTAAAGATAATTATTTTCACATACATTTAACAAATGAAGATTTTAATCGTATAAAATCAAAAATTATAAGTGTTAATAATGGTAAAATAACTAACTTATCTGATTGGGAGTATAAACCATACTATCGCGTGTATAATCAAACAAAATATACACCAATGTTGGTTAATACTAAAGATAATTTGGTTGAAAAACCGTTATATATTTCTTTTATATGCGAAAACTGTGATTCAAAATTTATTCATAGAGATATTGAGGTTGTTAAAAATAAGATAAAACTTTTTTGTAAAGAGTGTTCATTTACCAATAAAACATTTCGTATTCGTAAATTAAAATTAACGAATGGCGAAAATATTTTATGGCAAAGCATTTATGAAAAAAGATTTATTGAATGGTGTGAACAACATAATATCTCTATAAAAAATGGACCTAAAATCCCTTATTTATTTGAAGATAAAGAACGAACATATCGTATTGATTTTGAATTGCCAACAGTGAAACGTTTTTTAGAATTAAAAGACAACCATTGTTGGCATAAACAACAAATAGAAAGTGGCAAATTTGCTATAAAAGAGAAAACCGCGAATGAGTATGCTAAAGAAAAAGGATATAAGTATGATGTTGTATTTCCTAGAAATATAGCTGAATACAAAAATGTGCTTCTAAATCATTGTAAGATATAGTCTGATCTCATAGGAAACTATGAGAGGCATAGTATAAACAACTATGCGATAACAAATTGGGAACGTTCGATGTTTCACTCCTTTCTATAGATGAAGGGATCTTTGAAGTAAAAGCAACAAGTGGTAATACTTTATTAGGTGGTGGTGATTTTGATAATCGTATTTGCAATTGGGCAATTGAAGAGTTTAAGCGTAAGAACAAGATTGATCTGCGCGCATATCCTCGTAGTTTAGCGCGTCTTCGCCTCGTTGCTGAACGTGTTAAAAAGACACTCTCTATCTCCACACAAGCGATGCTCGAGGTTGATTCTATTGCTGAAGGGATTGATATGCAGATAATGTTAACACGTGCGAAGTTTGAGTCTCTCTGCGATGATCTTTTCCGCAGCACACTTGGACCGGTTGAGAACGTCCTCCGCGATTCTAAAGTTAGCAAGTCTGAAATTGATGATATTGTACTGGTTGGTGGTTCTTCACGTATCCCCCATGTTCAGCAACTACTCAAAGAGTTCTTTAATGGAAAAGAACTATGTCAATCGATTCACCCTGATGAAGCGGTTGCGTATGGTGCGGCAGTTCAGGCACACATTCTTTCTGGAAACGGGAAGAATGATGTAACATCCGATATTCTTCTACTTGATGTAACTCCTCTCTCACTTGGTATCGAAACATCTGGTAATGTTATGACAACACTTATTAAACGTAATAGCACTATCCCTACAAAAAAGACACAAACTTTTAGCACGTATTCCGATAATCAGAACGCGGTTGACATTCGTGTTTTTGAAGGCGAGCGTCAGTTTACAAAAGATAACAATCTGTTAGGCACTTTCAGACTAGAAGGGATTCCACCTATGCCACGTGGTATGCCACAGATTGAGATTACATATGATATTGATGCGAATGGTATTTTAAATATTAGTGCAGTAGAGAAGTCTACTGGCAAGTCTTCAAATATTACTATCAAGAATGAGAAGGGTAGGCTATCAACAAGTGATATTGAGAAGATGGTAGAAGAAGCGGAAGCTAACGCAGAAGCGGATAAGTTAAAGATGGCTAAAGTTGAAAAGCGCAATGAGTTAGAGTCTTACTTATATAACGTTCGTAACTCAATTCGTGAAGAAAAGGTGAAGGAGACACTCGGTGAAGATGATATTAAAAAGGTAGATGATCTTATTACAAGTGAATTAAGTTGGTTAGATGAGCACTCTGATGAAGAAGCAGAGGCGTATGAGAATAAGCGCAAGTCTGTTGAACAAGAGGTTCAGCCTATTATGATGAAACTCTACGCATCACAGACGCCTGCTGGCCCTAAATCTGATGAGGTAGATTAATCACTTCATCTTCTGCCACTCGGTTCTCCAATTAGCAAACATCTTGGCTAGATTCATCGCCGCGCTCGCAATTGCTTTACGTGCAGTTAACTCATCTTTAGATAGAATAGTCATAAGCATCTCATCACGTAGAGGGTGAGGGATACAGTATGCAGAAAACTGAATTGAATCAGGTTTTAGTGAATCAGGGTCAATAATATTTTCGTCCATCCACGTGGTAAGTAGATTACCAAGTGTGTGGTCTTCGTGTTGAAAGTAGATATCAAATCCCCGCGCCTCTTTCTTTGTAGGTTGAATCTTAATATTATCAGGTAGTGTACCTTTATCAACTGTAGCGTATAAGTTGCACTTTTGTTCACATACTTTAATCCCTTCCATAACAATATCATATGGATCAAATACGCCTACTGTTTCAATCATCATATCAAAACTATAAGGTTCACCTTTACTATTCACTTTAAAACAACGCGCTACTTCCATTGTATTAAACTCACGTTCAAACAGCTCTTTTCGATCAGTATCTTTGAGTAGTATAGAGTAGTCAACCTTCTTATAACGATCAAGCCACTCTATAAAATTTTGTTTAATGTGATCAGGATCATCGTCACGAGTATAAGCATAAGAACACTGTGATGTAGGATTAAAGCGTGTATTCTGACGACCAACCCCAACGGTTGCTTTCGCGGTAAAAGAGAGTTGCTCTGGATTTGCGGTGCCTATTTTAGGTTTTAGAACCGCAAGAAGCGCGGTATCACGTGTAATAGGGTTTGGATGGAAGAACTGAACATTTGGAACTTTTTCCAAACTATCATCTTTCTTGATAAACACTTCAATATCTGAAACTTTTACATCCATAAAACTATTTGATTTGTTTTCAATATCGCACTTGAATACATACTTATCAGGATCCCAAGTGGATGGATTAGCATGCACGGGTACAAGACCAATACGGTGTGCTAACATCTCATTTGACATTGCTGTTGTATTCTTTTCAATAACAATATCCGTCGTGCTCCCATTCTTGCTAATTTCAGCAGAAAATCCAACGGACTGAACTTCAGAAATAATAACACGGCGCAGTGTATTTACATAGGAAACACTAGTATTTACTATCTGAAAAGTTAAGTATGTTTTATCTTCGTAACGAACATTTTGAAATAATATACTCATTCTATCTATTATATAATATATGCTTTATATATTTTAATTTTTTCAGTTTTTTGCGTTTTAATAAAAGATTAGAGGTTCTAAATAAGAATTAATGGAACACAAGCATATATGCTACTATTCTAATAAGTGTAAATGGTCAGAGGCTTTTATTAAGGAGTTATCAAATACACCTTATAAGAAAGAGTTCCAGTTTATTTGTGTGGACCCTCCGATTAGACACCAACTCCCAAAATATTTAAAAAAGGTTCCGACACTGGTTATTCAGGGTGAAAATGAACCTCGTGTGGATGGTGAAGTAATGAACTGGTTGTATGAACAACGATTAAAAAATCAACCAACAAATGTTAGCAAAGTAAACTCATTAGAACCAGACGCTTGGAGTATGAACGAAAATGTTAGTTTTCCCAAAGGGAGTTTTGGATACAGTTTTAATGATTCAGATACCAGTTCCACTGGCAATGGAGGTTCACTAATTCCAGGAGCATTCTCTTTTTTAAACGGTGGTTCTTCTGTTGGCGATAAATCATCAAATGATTTCAACCCCGGAAGAGCAGAACAAGGGAGAACCAAATCAAAAAAAGAGGAGATGTTTGATAAACAGATGGAAGAGTATCAACGAAGTCGTGATGTAGGAATGCCCCAAGCACAACATCGTATGTAAACTGAACCTGTGTAAAATACATAAAGATATTTCACAGATTTTATATAAGAATGTCATCTCCACTAGGTGTTTTTAACAATCAACTTATTAGATTTTTTGAGGATCTCGCTGAAACGTTTCCTGAAGAACGCGATATTAAAAACGCTCTCGAACTTATCAAGTTGGCAAAGATGTCGAATCCTCGCATTATTCTAGATCTCTTTTACGAACACGTGTATAAAGCTTTGAAAGAACCTATTCAACGTGAAGATGCAGATTATGTAATAACATACGCTAAATCCAAGATTGAGAATCAGTTTAATGAGATTTCACCCGCTTTACTAATTTTTCAAAAGTATTGGGATATAATCTCTGATTCCAATAAAAAGTCAATTTGGAACTATCTTAAAGTTTTGTGTATCTTATGTGAGCGAGGGAAAAACTAGTGTTTTTCTCGCAGAGAACGAGGGAAAAACTAGTGTTTTTCTCGCAGAGAACGAGGGAAAAACTAGTGTTTTTCTCGCCTACTGTTTTTCTCGCAATTTCGTATTTTATTAAAAAAACAAGTTTGAATACAAAGTATGGAAGATACCTTCTACTCAAAGTACAATGAATTTTGTGTAGATCTTGAGGGAGCATGTCCCGAGCTGAAGAGTGAGATTCAACTTGCCAAGAACCTTTCAAATGAAGAGAAGTTATCTCAATACACAAAGGTGTTCAAGACTAGAAGGCAGAATAAAGATGAACATGCTGTTCTTCCTGGTGTTGTGATTTCTAACACCGTTTGGAACGCTCTCTCTAAAAAAAGTCAAGAGGCTATTGAACAGTATAACTCTATTTTAGACTTATGTATCATCTACAAGACCGGTGATACCGAAGGAGTATCTCAAGAGTGGGTTGACTCTATTATGCGTGAGTGGCGCGCCAAGATGGAGAAGATTGATTTTACAAAGTTATCATCACGATTCTTTGAAATATTTGGTAAAAATTCCGATAGTTTACCGCCCATTCCTGAAAAGTTTTTAAAAGGTCATATGGCGAAATTAGCAGAAGATCTAGTGAAAGAGTTTAATCCTGAAGACTTTGGTTTTACAACTGAAGATTTAGAAGAGTGTGAAAAAAATCCATCTCGTTCTTTTGAGATTCTTATGCGAATCGGCTCGCGTGATCCTACTATGATACAGAAAGCTTTACAAAAGATTAGTAAACGCTTACAAGAGAAGATTCAACGTGGTGTAATTCGCCCCCAAGAACTTGCTGCAGAAGCGGAAGAGTTAATGAAAGAGTTCCAAACAAATCCGGCTTTTGTTGAGATTATGGAAACGTTCCGCTCTGCTTTTAACTTTGAAGATATGGATTTAGCTCGTGCAACTGGAAACGAAGGGTCTGCTCGTTTATCTCTTGTAAAGCAACGCCTAAAAAAGAAGTTAGAAGCAAAGAAAGCAAACAAAAATCAACAAAAATAGATAGGATAATGGTTGTTACAATAAATAGAGTAGGGACTGTTAAAATCTTTGATTCATTGTCTTTTATTGGTAAAACATTTATCTTAATAGTAGCTCTAATTTTTTTATCTAGTTTTTTTTCAAATAGTGAAACATTTGTTCAAACTAGTAGTAATCGCAAAAAAAACGAAGGTTTTAGTGAGAAAGAATATGTCCCGGATTGACAGAAGTTATTGGTGAAAAGTAGATAGAAGAATGGCAGATCCTGCTACAAATACATTAGCATGGATAAGCATTATTTTAGTAATAGGATTCCCTATTTTATTGATATATATTTTTACATCAGGTATGGCTACAGTTCATAAAAATATAGAAAAAAATATTAATGGCGAAAAAACCGAAGGTTTTAGTGATAAAGAATCTGTCCCGGATGGAGCCTTGGCAGAAGTTATTGGTGAAAAGATCACGTATCCAACTGCACGAAACCCTTTTATGAATGTTCTAATTGATGAGATTAAGTATAATCCTACACGTCCTCAAGCGATGAGTGTGATTGATCCATCAATATCAATATCGTTAGATCAGTTTTTCAAGACACAGTTTACAAATGATCCTACTGATGTTTTTGGAAAGAGTCAGTCACAGAGACAGTTTTATGTGACACCATCAACTACTGTTCCGAATGATGTAGATTCATATCAAAACTGGCTATATAGAATCCCTGGAAAGACTTGTAAAGAAGGTGGTCCTTGTATAGTAAGTGGAACCGAAGGAGCAACAATTCCTTGGTTAAATAGTGCAAACTAGTGTTTTAACTTACGAGTGTAAAGTTTATGATTACGGCACTTGAACTTCCGTAATGTTTTCCCTCTTGTTTGTAAAACACTTTTTACGCAAATTGCAATAGCAGATGACGTGATCGCACGGCGATCCCTCGAGCCAATCTTTGATTGACGTGACTCTTTTATACTTTTACGAACTTTTTTAACACATCTACAAAAACTATTGGTCGTTTTCTTATTTGCTGGTTTCATCCTATTTTTTCAAAGAAAAATATCGTCAAGGTACGCAGATGGAGATTAATCGTTTAACACATACCAAAGACGATACTTGTGGAATTGAACAGTATTTTAAACAATCCGTTGGCCCCGGTAGTTACACTATAACCAATTTAGTTCCAGATGCGCGTGAAGTAAACCCTTTAGCTAGCGAAAGTTTGATGCTTTTTCCTCGTGAAGGCTATGGATTAAATAATAAGTGGATTGATTCCGATTCCGTTTTACGTAATCAGCCCGAGTTCAAGAATAACAAGTGTAATATTCGTCAACAAGCACGTCCCTTCTTATCAGTCCCTTATATGGGTGGCGGTCGTGGTAATCCGGAAGTTGAGACATATCTCTTGCACTCTGAACAAGTTCGTCAAGGGAAAGAGTGTGGAACTGTAACAGAACAAGAGTTTAGCACACAATACACCCCTATGATCCCGTTAGTTAAGGATAATATCCAGAATCCTAAAAACTTAATCCCCGAAGTAGCGTCGCCCGGTTGGATTCGTGGTGGTTTACCAAGTCGTTCTTACATTAGAGATGTAAATTGCTAATAATAAACAGGAATGTCTAGTTATTTTGAAGCATATGAGAAACCAACTTCTCATACGTTTGAAAAGAGTGAAAATCCACAGAAGTTCACATATTTAGAATCACAGTTTCAACACATCAAACCTAAAAGACACATTTTAGGTCTAGTGGGAGGCAACGATGTCTACAATATTAGTGGAAATCGTGTTGATTTAGAATCAGATCTACTAGGAATAACACGCCCTTTCACTTGGAGCACCGAACGCAAACATCTCCAGTCGGATAAACCTGATGATATAAGTCGCAAGAATCCTAAAACTAGTATTAGTGTTAACGCAAAACCTATTGCTCGTGAAGAGTTTCAGTTATGGTCGTATCCTGAAGTAAACGCTCCTCTTCCTTTCAAGAAAGAGGTTTGTACAATGCCACATAAATTTTAGAAATCTTTCAAAATTAGATGGCATCATACACCGATCATTTAAGAAATAACACTCGTTCCAAATGGGACGAGTTCCACGCTCAAGATGATTTACGAATTACAAGTTATTCATTAAAATACTATACAAATGCTCCCGGTATAAACTGTCCTACTTCTTTTGTAGTCGATGCAACTTCACGGCTTCAGAAGTCTGGTGATTCTTGGGTGGATGGTGCTTGGAAAACAGATATTGAGTCGGATTTAAAGAATATTAATCGTTTAAGCACTCGTGTTAAGAATAACGATATTCAATATAACCCAAATACCAATAAGTATACAAACGCGCCACTACGAGCTGCTCCTGATGAATCTTTCCCTTTCTTATTCAATCGTTTAACAAATCCTCCGTGCACTTTACGTGCTACGGGTTGGAATCGTTGGGAAGCACTCCCTCATCAACCACAGCTTGTTTTTGAGACACCGTTTGATACTTTTATCCCATCACGTGATATCGATAAAGAGATGAAGAAAACACATTAAAATTTATCCTAATGAAAGGTAATAGATGGAAGCTATAGCAGTCTTCGGATTAGTTGGACTAGGATATCTAGTTACAAAACTAACAAGTAATAAAGAAAATTTTCAGTCTGATACTACTCAACCAACGCCACAGTTAAATACACCTCTTTTTAACACAGAACAAGGAAACTCTGTAAAAGCTTCAGCTCAAGAACTAAACTATATGTATAGAACACCTTATAATGGCGAGCTTCCAAGTGAACCAAATAGAGGTTCCGGACCACGACAAACTGCTTTCGATTATGGCACAATAACTCCTCCACGAGCAAAAACACAACCATCACCACTCCCAATTCAAGCAGCTACATCGCAAGTAACTATGAATGCTAATAGTTTCGAAGAGAATCCAAACTATATTGAAGGATTTAGTGTAACGAGTCAATTAAGTGGGGAAACTATGGAGACTTCTGATTTTGTTCATAATAATATGGTCCCTTTTTTTGGAGGACGTGTACGTCAAAACGTTGCTTCTGATACAAACACGGGTATCTTGGATTCATATACTGGTTCTGGTGTAAATCAGATTGTAAAAAAAGAAGTGGAAACGATGTTTAACACTGGTCAAACACCTTATGGTAACCCATTCGGTCTAGAAAACTCAACTGCTTTCATTGAATCACGTATTGAACTACCGAGAAGTCGTTCTGGTGAGCGTCCTTTTGAGCCAGTGCGTGTTGGTGCTGGTGTAGGTGAAAAGTTTGGCGCTACAGGCAAAGGAGGTTTCCAACAGATTGAAGTTAACCAACTTATGATGGAGAAGATGCCGAAAACAGATGATTTACGCACAACTGATAACCCTAAACTCACATATAAGGGACAAGTAGTTCCAGGTCAGCGCTTTGTTCCTGATTCAGCGCACGATCCTGGAGAAGTAAGAAAGTATAAGCCTGATACGTTCTATATTGATGAATCGGGTGAACGTTTTATTGGTGCGTTTGCACAAGATCTACAGAAAGAGACAACCCGTCCTACACAAGTTTTTAAACACCAAACAAGACCTGAAACATCTTCCGAATTTATCGGTCCCGCTGCATCCCAAGAGTATGGTGAATCTTATGTGTCTGGTTCTTATCGCACACCTATGGCGCAACAGTACGGTGGTTCAGGTTATCGTAATGCGGATATGACCACTTACTATACTAAAAATACCGATTCTCCTGAAGCAGATTATGGTCGTTCATCTATTGAGATCCGTCCAAATGAACGTTTAGCTACTAGTGAGCGAACAATGGGATTAAACTTATCACCTGCGGATACAGGTGCGGTGCCAATTCACTACACTGATAAAGCACGCCCAACCTATCGTGGTGAAACAGTAGGAAACATTCGTCAAGCTGGCACACCTCTTGGCTATGCGCAAAGTGCGCCGGCACTCACCGTTTGGTCGGATGATGTTGCTAGAACTACAGTAAAAGAAGGGACCATTCATTGGAACTATATGGGTGTTGCTTCATCTGCTTCTCAACCAAATAAACTCAAAGTCTATGATCCCGATGATATTGCTCGTCCAACACAGAAATCACAGATTTCCGCCAAGGCAGAATACTATGGTGTACCTACAGCAACAACACAAGACTTTACTGATCACACTGCTGCTTACAATATGAGAACAAACCCAACTAAAGAAAAGGTTTCTGAAGGTCGCAAACCAATGAAAGGTAATGGAAACGTTGCTATATTCACCGGCGATCTAAATCAAACTTCTAAAAAGATTGATGCTGATATAATAAATGATAGAGCAAACGCAATAAATCGTTCGCTTGATTTTAATTCTGGTGTTGGAGACATCGGTCAAGTTAGATATCGTGTGCCTTTGAAATTAGATATTTCAGCACAACGTAATCAACGAGAAATGATATCGGCAGTTGAGAATAATCCTCTTCAGCAATCTATTCATAAGAATGCTGAACACGATGAAGCTCTTTATCAAGAATTTTTAAAGAGTGTATAAACTATTAAGGTCTAAAGTGTTTTTAATTCATTAAACTAATGAATCATCAAACAAATCAAAGAAAAAATTCGTTTTTAATAACGGGAGACGCAGGTGTGGGTAAATCACACTATATACGTAATGAGGCTAGAATACATAACGCTAAACTTTTTCGTTGGAACGTTCGTATCGATAGAAGTTTGCGCGAAGGACGTGAAATTCTTCACCGACAAGTGAGATCTAAAGATAAACTCTATGTATGGATTGAAGGCGCCGATGATTTAACGCAAGAGGCACAAGCGTTCTTAAGAAGAATTCTAGAAACATCTTCAAGCAATGTTATATCAATGTTAGAAGTTCGTGAAACTTGGAAGTTGTCTCAACCAATCATTTCACGATGTATTCCAATCTGTATAACTAGATTAAAATCGTTTCGTTCTGAACGTTCATATCAGATTGCAGAACAGTTAAACTTATATAAGAATCAAGATGATATCGATGTAAAAAAAATATCTTTAAAAGATATTATTACATTTCGCAAAAAAGCTTATGATCCGATTCAGATTATTCATTTAATTCTAAAAGAGTACAGTTTAGCCAATAAAGATGTAATAAAGATGTTTAAAAAGATTGGAGCGGGATACTCTGCTTGGATTCAGCTCGCTTATTTTTTAGCTGCGTTCTCTTCTAAAACAAATGATACGTAAATCTAAAAGATGGATGTTACCGGCAGTGAAGGAATTAATGTATACGCGGATGCAAAAACAGAGTACACTCGACAACTAACACAGTTCTGTTTAAACTCATTTATGAGTTATTTTTTAACACTTTTAGATGAATCAAAAGAAGTAGATAAAGATTCCAAAAAACTTCTTTTAAATTTTCAGAATTCTTTGAAATCTATTCCAGAATGGAACTATGAAAAGGTTCAAAAAGAAACAGTGCGTATACTCAAAGATATAAATTGCGACTATTTCGATGATCTATTAAGCGCTGTTTTTGTAGCACATACAAAAGTTTTATCTGCTATTCGTTTGACAACAAAACAGAAGAAACTTCAGATCACAGTTCCTAAAGTTGAGCACTTTCTACATCATACTCTTATTGAATGTGCACGTATTCTATGGTCTAACGTGTACTTATATTCCCCTTCAGGATCTTCGATTGAACGCCAGAAGAATCTACGCGAAATCGAGCGCTTGATTCAAGATGGGATACTTCAATCGATTCGTTCTATGTTGCCTGTAAAAAATATTCTTAAAGAGTATCTAAAAGACGATACTGACGATAATGATGATGATGATGATGAAGTGAAAACAGAAAAAGAAGAAGACAAGAAGGAAGACAAGAAGGAAGACAAGAAGGAAGACACAAAGGAAGACAAGAAGGAAGACACAAAGGAAGACAAGAAGGAAGACAAGAAGGAAGACAAGAAGGAAGACACAAAGGAAGACAAGAAGGAAGACAAGAAGGAAGACACAAAAGAAGACAACAAAGAAGAAGTTAAAGAAGAAGAGACTCCGGTAATTAAAGTTGATACAGAACCTTCGGTTAAGTTTACAAACTTGGATGCTGTTTTTGATTCAGAAAATCCTGAAAAAAACTCATTCGTTCCAACAATAAATGAAGATGATGATGATAGAGGATTTATTGAAGTTTTAGATACAGAAGCAAATGAAATAGATGATTATGAAGAGATTTTAGATGAAAAAAATACAATCGAGTTTGAATCGTTAGAATAAGTTTACGGTCAAAATAGATTTCTTTTTCCTTCTAACAAGCCAGAAAACAGAATGAATTCTCAAATTGTAGGAGTTCTTCTAGGAGGTTCTTTAATAGCAAGTTTAGGCAGTTTAAGCACGTATTCCCTAGAAAATAAGAATCCAACCATAAAATCTGTACTACGTGATTTTATTATTGGAGCAGTGCTATTTATGTTTATAATGTATCTACTACCAGAATCAACCGAGAACTTACTTAATATGATAATGAGTCTTTTAACCGTTACTCTTATTTCCCAAACAGGATCAGGTAGTAGTGAAACAGATGAACTAGAAGTTCAAGTTGGTGTTCCCAAGTTTTGAAGAAGTTTTTCCATACAGACTTTTGGTGACAAGTTTTCTATTACATAATCTCTAGGATGAAATTGTGTATAAGAACTCATCATTAGATCAAGATTATTTTCAAAGTCATCTTTTTCGGTAAAACTAATTCCACAACGTTCATCCCAATAAGGTATAGTAGTCCCTTTTAACTTATACTTCCCTAACTTATCTCGATACGTTTGTTCTCCAAAAGAGTTTATCTCATCAAATAAACTTGTAGCGTTCCAAACAAGTATTGGCACGTTCATAGATAAACACTCTTGTAAAGCAAATCCTTGTGATTCGGTAGACGTAACCCATATTCCAAAATGACACTCATTTAACGCTTTTATATAATCTTCTTCTTTATACTTTTTAAGATAGTCAAACTTACGATAACTGATACCTTTTAACTGTAAAACAGATTCAACATATGCCACATCTTCTGGTTTGCGATGTTTTACATATAAAAGACAAGTATAGTAGTTTTTTGAAACAGATGGTTTGAACTTCTCAACATCCACAGCAAATGGGTTTATAATAGTTGGTAAGTTAATTCCGCCTATCTCATCAACAAACTCTTTCGCCCATTGAGATGGTAATAAGTATTTTGCGTTTGAACTGAAACTATAAGTTTGCCACGGAGGAACTGGAAATAAGAAACAGTGAGGTCCATAAATAATCTGTTTGACTGAAAGTAAATATTCGTTTTCAAAAAACAATGATGGAGAAAAAACAATATCCCAAGGTTGGAAAACTGTTTCTATATTATTCGATATAACTAACTCTGTTCCAATAGATTTACACATTAATTCTAATGCAATCCTATTTTTTTCGTGTATCCACGAATCAATAAGAAGAATTCTCATTCTATATCTCAAACATATAATGGATAAATCTTTATATCATTTGAAAGTTTAACTTCTTTTTTAATAAGATAGTTTTGAAAAAGTTTTTGTTTTAGTTGTTCTTTAGGAACCGCATTATTACAGTGAGCGGATATGTGAACATATAGTTGGAAATCAGGGAATCGTTCATCATCGTTCTCATCGAATAGTATATTATTACCTTTATCATCAATTAACCAACTCCATAAGATATTATATAGTTCAGAAACAGTTTCTTTTACTGTTCGTCCATCTTCTTTTGATAGTATCTTCGCGTTTAACTTATCGCGGGGTTTTTCTTCAAATAGTGATTCAAACAGACTAATTGATAGTCTTGATAAATCAAAAGAGAAGTTTGGATACACTGTTTCTATGTTTTGTTCTTCGAAACTCTTATTTAATGGTGGGAAGTTATACTGTGTATCAGCGTCGTTTCCTTCATAAAAATCATCACTTATAAAAACGTGATCATTAAAAGAGAAGATACTTCTCCCAAAATCTATTAGCTTAAAAATCTTTCCATACGTTGGAACTTTATATATCTTATTATCAAGTGTTACATAGTGTAAGTACTCTTTATCAGTCTTCTCCCATACAATATTATTTGTATGTAAATCGTTATGAGTAAATTTAAAAAGTCTTTGGATTACACATAAACTTGCTATAATCTGAAATAACCAAGCGGTCCATCGTTTTTCCCACTCTTCAGTATCAATTTTCGCCCCAACTTCCTCATAATCTTCAAGTAGATCATCCATTGTTGAAACGTTTTTTTCTGTAAAAATCATCATTACTGGAAACTCTTTTAAACTAATAAAAACATTAGATTCAATATCATCATCACTATCTTCATCACTCTCTTTATCGTCACTCTTTTCACTACTATTTTCTGTTTTTAAACTTACACTATCTAAAGTGTGAATACTATGTATATCATCACTATCATTTACTGGTATAAGTTCTTCTACAATTTCACTTGAATTTTCTATACAAAACTCTGGTTTATTCATTATCTCACTCATAATTTCTGCAACTAAAACTTCATCATCTGCTTCAACTTCTATGGTAATATCATCTTTTTCAATACTATTCCAAAACCAACGATACTTACGAAACGATTCTACTTCATCTGTTATATTATAACTATACTTCTTGGCAATGGACTTATATCCGCCATAAAAAAGGTTAAAATGAGGGCTCACATCTTCTTTTCGCAACTTACCGAGTAGATAACTTGCTAACGTTTCAACGTATGCTTGATTACAAGGATCATTTATCTTTTTTTCAAGCTCATCAACGTTATACTTTTCTTGAAGATATCGAATCGGATCAAGCAAATGAGTAACTTTCATATATGATTCAATAACGTTTCCTTCGGTCAGTGATATGAAACAGTTTCCTTTAATGGTATCATCTTGTTTAAATTTAATGTCTTCAATAGTGTACTCGTTATCAAAAAAGAAGTTTGGTTTATTTGATATGTCAAATAGTATTTTCATAGGTGGTATTGTAGATTCAAGTTTAGAATAGTATGGTAAAGAGTATAATGATTGTGATATCTCTTTCTCCGTGTATCTAAGAGTTGGTAAGGATACTCCCCGGAGTATAGAATCTTGACTTATTTCCATCTTTTTCTGATTCTTATTGTATTGTGGTTTAAGCGACGCATTTAATTTATTATATTAAGTTATACAATAATGACTGATATCAAGAATGTATCATTAAAAAAATTTGATATGAGAAGAATCCCTCAAGATGCTGTTTGTGTTTTTATTGGAAGAAGAAGAACAGGTAAATCTACACTTCTAAAAGATCTACTTTTTCACCATCAAGATATGCCGTTAGGAACGGTTATATCGGGTACAGAAGAATCTAACGGTTTTTATTCGAAGATGATTCCTCCAATTTTTATTCACGGTGAATACAATCCAGCGATCCTATCAAACTTCTGTAAACGTCAGAAACTTATGATGATGAAGATTCAGAAAGAGTTAGAACAGTTCCCTGGTCAGAAGTCTAGAATAGATCCTCGTTCTTTTATGATTCTCGATGATTGTATGTATGACGATTCTTGGACACACGATAAGAATATTCGTTATCTCTTTATGAACGGTCGTTGGTTAAAGGTGTTCTTCTTGATTACTATGCAGTATCCTCTTGGTATTCAACCAGCACTACGAACAAATGTTGATTTTGTATTTATTTTACGTGAACCTTATGCATCTAACCGAAAACGTATTTGGGAAAACTATGGCTCGGTGTTTCCTTCTTTAGAATTTTTCAATCAAGTAATGGACCAGTGTACACAGAACTATGAGTGTCTTGTTGTTGATAATACAACCCAAAGTAATAAACTAGAAGATTCTATCTTCTGGTATAAGGCGAATCTACACGGTGATTTTCGTATCGGCGCACCAGAGTTCTGGCAACACTCGGCGAATAGAGGACAGAATGGTGAAGACGATGCTTATGATATTAATAACGCCAGAAGACTAAAAGGTCCTGAAATTAAAGTTAATAAGAAATTTTAGATGTTTCTTAATAGATGAAAGTTAATATGTCTGATTTTTTAATTCTTATAGGATTAGGACTAATTCTTCTGGTGTTAGATAGAATTTATAGAGTTAATAAAGTTGTTGATTCATTCGAAAATCCCCTACGTTGTGGTATTGATCTACCTCCTTGTGCTTTTAAAAAGCGTTGTATGAACGGTTACTGTGTATCGGACGATGTTCCTACTCTTAAGCCTAATATGCTCCCGGTTTTTCCTTAATAGTAAGTAGAATGAATCGCAGTTTAAAAACACCATTTTTCTTAATTATTGTTTTACTTATTATATTGGCAGGTCTATCATATTTTGCATATGAATCCTATCGCAATGTTGATTGTATTGGAGTAACTTGCAAAGAGGGGGAGTTCTGTCAAGATAATAGTTGTAAAGCTATAATGCCACCTATTACAAATAAATATATGTAATATTAACACTATAATATACTATATTTGGTAATTTTAAAAATTACTCATATAATATTACAAATTAGCCATTTTACGCTCAATTGCTAAATCTCCCGAGTTAAACATATTTGACACGGTTTCATTCTCTTCGCGTGAGACAGAGAAACGAACTTTATCTGTTTTTTGAATATTTTTATCACGAAAGAAAGCAGCTTTCTGCTCTTCATTTTCACGTTTCTTTTTCATTAGATTGTTTAACTGTTCATCTGCGTACTCTTGATCAGCAATCTCATTTACATTAGGGTCCCAAGGGATCCACTTACCAATCTCACCAATTAAGATGTTATGAATAGGATCATCTTTGATTAACTTACTTGCGTAAGTGGCGGCTTCTTCACGATACTCGAATACACCACGAATCTTTAGTCCACGTGTTGATGTTTGAAACTTATTTAATACATAAAAATCAGACTCTAAACGCTTACTATTAGCCTCAACAAAACTATTATACGAATCTTTTAACTTATTCTCATTTAACTCTTTAGCACTTTTCTTTAAAAAATCTTGAAGATCATTTAATACTGTATCAACACGGAGCTTTGAGTTTCTGCAAAGTTCAGCGGAACCACTTAAGTCCGCCTTCTCAAACTCTACGGCTTTTGTCTCTAGATGTTCATTAATCTTCAAAACATTAGTCGCCAAGAAACCTTCTAGATTGCTCGTTTTAAACTCGAAATCGTAGTTTTTTACAAACTCTTCAAAGAAGAAACGATCCTTATTTTTTAAAACTTCTTCAGGGCTCACAAAACTTAAGAGTGCCCATTTCTGTCCCGGTATCTCTTTATCCGCAGTTAGAAGAACAGTTTCCGGGTCCATTTCAATAAATGATATTAAAATAAAACCTTTAAGCAATATAGAAAATGAACGTTGCTACAGAAGTTGTAAATCGCGTTGTTAAGTACTTGGTCGAAGGTCTAGTTATTGCTGCGATTGCGCTATTCTTACCCAAACAAGCTTTACGTATGAATGAAGTTCTAATGTTAGCAGTAACTGCTGCGGCAGTGTTCGCGGTCTTGGACTTGGTATCTCCTTCTATTGCATTTACCGCTCGTCAAGGCGCAGGATTTGGCATTGGTGCTAACCTAGTTGGTTTCCCTGCCAAGTAAATATAAGTGTTAATTAGATGAAAATATCATTTTTATATATACTACTAATATTCATAATAACAATTGTATTTATTATGATAAGCTTAAATGTAGTAGAAAAGTTTGGTTCTACTTCACCAGGCACACTCGTTCAACTTATGTCAACAAGAGCACGGAATGGAAACTCTTTTTAAATCGATTTTATATACTGCCAGTTTAACTCCGAACAGATAGCTTGCCAAATCTTGTCTTGAACGTATAACTTATCACGATTCTTCAATAAAGGAAAGCACGATAAGTACTCATCTAAATCTAGCAGCTCACAGAACTTATAAAGAACATATGAGTAAGACAAGAAGTTATTTCGACCTTCTGGACAGTGCTTTTGAAAACTTGGTTGAATTTCACGGAACATATATCGCAACTTCTCTTCTACTTCGCGACTCATCACTGGTGCGTTCAACCCGTTAATACGATTAATAATATGAGGAACGTGCTCATAGAACTTGTTAAGTTTTAGCTTCTTCAAGATTTCACGTATCTTTGTGCGTTTTAAAGAACGTGTATCCAATATTCTTTCTTTTTTCAACTCAACCATAATTGCATCAAATACTTCTTGAGGTATTTCGGTTGATTCTTTTGCTTGAAACTGTGCAAGCCACTCATTAAAATGATTT